GAGGGATCAATTAAACTCATGGCATTTTCATAATTTGGGTTGTAACTTCTTGATGTCTTAGATACAATTTAATAAAGCATCTTGCCATTACTTTCATTGTATCAAGATCTTCACAGTTCTCAATTTCTCTGGATAGTTTTTCATATTCAAAGAGTTTAGATGTGGTCTCTAACTGTATGCTATCTGGATCCATGTCTTTTAGATATTCTAAACTACTATTTACCCCAGAATCTTTCAGTTCAAAGCATACTGAGTTAAACCATCCCTCCTTATTGTAAAGTTTTATTTTCGTATGTTGAGAACGAACATCCACTTTTTCAATAATATATTCTTTACCAATTATAAGATGTGAAGTGGGATCATCATTGTTTCCCCATCTTATTTGCTCTTCAGAGCATCCCGTGTATTCTATAACATCATTCTTTTTCATTTGTAATCATGCGATCTATTGCGATTAAAGTATCATAAGGAATCCATGCAGGATTTTCATCATCAAACTGAACCTGAACTTCCTTCACACTCTTTTCTAAGAACTTGGAATAAGAAGTTCTGGTGTTCTTTACATAGGAGATTGGATTGATCATTTTATTTAAACAAAGGAAAGAGTGGGGGAGCAATATCATAGTATCCCATATTATACCAATAACAATCAATCAATCTCAACTTCTCAGTGATTGTATTCTCTTCATTATAGGGATCAAGTGCCGTAAAATTCTCACAAATTCTCACAATCTCTTGTGGAACCTGTATTTTGGTCCATGTGTTAGGATCATCAACAAAAACTGGTATCATACTACAACCTGTTCCCATGCTTTCTTAAAGTTTTTATCCCAGTTTTCAGTATAAACTGGAAGGAAAGAGTTTAGTGCATAACAAATATCAACAATTTTCATTTGATTTTGTTCATCTACAGCCTCTTGCAATTCATCCAACATAAATTCTACTGTAGAAATTCGGGAAAATGATTGCTCAAGATTGTTCATGACTGTCCAAGTTTCATCGGGCATCAGGTTTCTCTTGTTTATACCCATATTCTATCACAATTTCCTTGTGTGTGCTCACTGTGTCTGATAAGGATCTCTTATGTATTTTGTAGTCATGACCTTCTTGACCCAGTTCTTTTGCAAACTGATGCAGTAAGTTCCAATTTAAGTTCTGATCCATTGCTTCAGTGCAACTTGTGTTATATTTAACACTATGGATTTCTTGGGTCAATACCTAAACTTTCAAGATAATCAATCCACCAATCAGCATCTTTCATATACTTCCAATTGGGGACAGGTTTACCTTGTTCTACAGCATAATATTCATATAAAGCATCATCGATAATCTGTGCGGTTTCCATATTCTTCTTCCTCCTCATCAACATCCGCATATGCATCTGCCACATATGGTCCGTGTGGTTTTTTGGATTCTGTTCGGACATAATTCTGTTCTTGGTTAACAGCTGCAATCCACAGTGAAAGTTTCATAACGATCCAAATCAATACCAGAGGTAAAAAACAAGCAATAAGGATTAGGGGTTTCATACAAACATTCCATTCTCACTCATATATTGAAGTGTTTCTTTCATGCTACCAATGTGATGATAACCGATTGATACTTGAGGATATGTTGCCTCTGAACCAAATTCTGACTCAAATGCCTTATCATCAAAGTCAACACCTAACACATATTCATGAAAGTTATCCCCAAGAAATTTTATGAGAGATGCCATTCTCTCACACTCCTGACTTCCGTTGCTGTAAATTACTGCCTGCATTTTAATCTCTTTGCCTCCAATCGTCTCTTTTTTCATGATTAAACCAATCTACAATTTCATCAGCAGATCCAAATCCCGTTTTATATTCGGATGGGTCGGGATCACCTAACCCCATCCGATTAAGAAAATCATCCATACTACCTTCCTCAATGTTTTGTGAAGATTGTCTTCTTGCTTTTTTCAACATTTCATAGGCAGTTGTGTTTGCTTTCGCAAGTTTTTGTGCCCATACCATATCATCAAGTTTTACCTCTTCGTTATTTGCAATACATTTACAAATAAATTCTAACCGAAGACGGTAGTTTGTAGACAGCATATTATTCTTTTGCCTCTAGGTGTTTATTTATTTTTGCTCGCAATTCCTTTGCAAGATTGAGATTTTTACGGTATATCATATATTTTACCACAGGATTGGCAGGATTATTTTTTAACCACCACAATTCCTTTCTAATGTTTGTATTCACTAACTGAAGAACATAATCAAATGCTTTTGCGACATTTGGATCAATGACTATCACATATAAAATAACTCCAAATACCAAAAAAAGCACATATTGTGCTGTCATTGGTTAAACTCCTGATTTCTACAACGGTCAAGATATTCTAATATATCTGCTCTCCATTCCATCAACTCAAAGAAACATTCTTGATTGTGAGCACATTTTCTGAGTTCATGATCTGGTTTCAATACACTCTCATAAAAAAGTCCAAGTGCATCTTTGCGCTTTTGTTGTTTATCAGTCATAGAAATTGTTCAAGAGAAGAGGTTGCTTTCTTTTTGATTTTAGAATACTTTTTGATATAATCAAGTGCTTGCTTATACGTTTTTACATTATGCACTTGACTACCATTATGTATAATACAGAACCCTTTCTTCTTTCCCGCTAGTGGAACAGCAGCCCACATTCCGTCTTTAGATACAAAACCGTCAGGATCTCCTGATTTTGGGTTCAGGAGACTCTGATTATGAACATGGGGTTTGAGAAACTTGGACATTAGAAAACGGCAGTGACACTCACAATTGTTGCTGTAGGATTACGTGCAAGGGCAGTTTTTTTTGCATCTTCATAGTCCCGTGCAACAACAACTTCATCAAATACGGTGCCAGCAACATAGAGTTGAACTTTGCATTTCATGGTGGTGTTCCCTTGATTACCTTTGTATTATAGCAGAGTGAGGCAAAGTCGGAAGCAGAGTGTGCCAGTTTATTAATTGGCAGAAAGAGTCCACAAAGGTTCCCGAAGATGATTAGGAATATCAGTTTGTGTAGGATTAACCATGTGTCTGGGAACGTTTTCTACTTTTGCAAAAAAAGAAACACAATTAATCACAGAATTGGGATGATCTTGCCAATTTTTCCAAATTTTAGTAGCATCAACTTCGATTTGTTCTCCTGTTGCAACACCAAATCCAAGATCATAATTACCATCATTGCGTTTATCTGCAACAATGACACGTTGATTTTTATTAAATTTTCGACCAGTAGTTCCCTGACAAACTGCACCATGTTTAATGGATTTGTTAAGATGTTCTCCATCCGAATTGTAAATGGTAGTTCGCATGGAGGATGTAATGTATTTTGAAGGATTCATTTGAATAATAATCTTAGATTACCTGGATATTATAGCACAATATCAACGACGTACAACTTCGAAAAAATCTTCCAATGACATTGTAACCAAAGGTTTTCCATCTGGCATCTCACACACAAGAACAGGGATTGTTTCTTTAACACAGTTTAAAACTGATTGTTTATAATAAGTTGATAGTGCAGATAAACCTTTTACATTTTTACATTCAATGGAGAATGGAAAAACTCTTTTAGCATGAGATGATAATTGAATGTCAACACCACCAGCACCCATACTACAAGACTTTACATCTTCTTGTGGAAGACCAAAAGATTCAATGATGAGATCTCTGATTTTTTGTTGAAACATTCTTCCTTTTTGTTTTAGATATCTAGTGTTCATAATGACCTCAACGACGGATAACAGAGATGGCAGGTTGACCCTGCTTAAACACGGTGTCAACGACTGCCTGAACGGATTTAGCAGTGCTGATGCCCACTTTATCATAGACTGGAACACAGACCAGTCCAAAGGTCTTCTGGGTGCCTCCTAGACGGATCACACGTCCAATACTTTGCGAAATACCGATATAGTCCATGTTTCTCATGAACAACACCGCCTCAAGTCCACTGACGTTGATACCTTCAGACAAAATAGAGTGATGAAGAACAACAAACTTTTTGTTAGGATCTTTACCCCATGCATTCAGAGTATCAAAGAATACCTCACGATTGACTTTCTGACCATCAATGATTGCACCAGTCTTGGATGTAATATACAGACAGGAATAACCACGTTTTGCTAGTTCATTACGGAAATCAGATTGACTCAGAAGTTTGATAATCTGTTTGGTAGAACGTGCGGCAATCAGAATCTTATCCAGTGAGTTCTCATCAATTGTCTCAATCAGATTCTGACAATCACGGTCGGCAATCATTTGCTTGTCCTGAACCATATCCAGTTGCTTTACAACAACCTTAGGTGGCAGAATGTATCCTTGCTCTACTAATGTAGGAGCAGGAATGTTACAGATGACTTTACCGTAGACCTCATAATCATTCATCCCTGGCTTGTAAATAGAGAGAGAATGCTTAGGAGTAGCAGTGAAGAAGTAACACCGATCAGCATCAGCAGAAAAGTGCTCCGTAGCAGGGAAAAAGTTACGTTGGACTGAGTTATGCGCTTCATCAAAGTAAATCGTGTTGACTTCGATATCTGCTTCTACAAGACGATGTAGAGAGTGATATGTGGTAAAGATTACTACATTCTCACCAGCAGTTCTAGCAGTATTTACAAAAAGATTGATCTTTTCTGCTTTTGTTGTG